TGAGGCCACGGGAGGCAAGAGGTGAAATAGTCATGACGTTTACCACGAGATAGTAAAGTGTATTGACTCTCCAGGTCGGGTCCGTCATCCGTTTCAACTGTTAATGAGTCCTGAAGGTTTTGGTCTCTAAACCATTCGTTCCATATCAGATTCATAGCACGTAACGGCAAAGCCGATACTTCGAGACCTGGTACTTTCGTTGGAATACCCAGGTAATCATAGACAGATTCTTCATCGAAGCCGCCGCCATCAGCAGTGATCGTTGGAACCAGGTAGTCAGTAGAATCGCCAGGGTCTGTTTGTTCACCCATAAATTTTTTGAAGTTGGCCCAAACAAGCCTCAGCGGTACTGCGAAAAAAAATGTGTCCATATATAAATTATCCATCACCGGATATAGCGGTGTGGACATACGCGAGAATGCCGACATTTTCAAATTGAACGTATCTCCTGGCAATGCTTCGTCAAAAAAGATGGGAACGAGGCCACCGGCGTTGAACGCGGTTTTGTGTCCACTTGATCGGTCAAATGTTGACCGCGGTATAGATACAGAAGGTACCTTGCTGAATTGATGTTTCATAACTGATTTCATTTCTGTATCTCCTTAGCCGGATAAATTTCTTCGACGTTATCTTCCTTTTTGAATAAAGCAGCTGCGCCCAGGTCGTGCAAGTCATTCGTGACTACGCCAGTTGTGTTGTCGTATGTTCCCAATCTGTAGAGATGGAAGTCAAGCGGATTTTTTGATATTTGTGAGTCGGGGTCACGCGCCATATTTTGAAATGCGCGTATTGCTTCTGCATTTGTTAGCATGAAGAACGGTTGATTAAATGCCTGGGTTGCTTGGTCATGAATCGAAAATACTTTTAATTCCATGTTTAATATTCCTCTAGTGAACGTTTTAAGAATCGCATTTGCGCGAGTTTTACTTTCTCTTTTACAGCTAGTCGTTCTGGTGTGTTGTCTTGGTTTCGCTCTTTTGCCCTACGTCTTCGTTTTTGTTTTATGGTATCTATATCAGGATATTGTTCATCGTAGTACCTTGGAGGTTGCATTTTTACTCCTCGTTCAATGATGTAGTCATCGCGGTAAGTTTCTTCTCCGAATTTTTTGTACCATCCTTTACCGATACCAGGTCGTCTAGACATGGCTGTGTATTCTGGAAGTACATAGAAAGCCTCTCCTGTAGTGGGATCGACTCTTGAATACGCATTCCATTCTTCAGAGCTAATCTCATTGCCGAGATACTTAATTGATCGTTTTTTTTCATTTGACTTCACCTTTTTCATTATATATCGGGCTGTGTAAGCAGCAGTTTCAAAAGTGACTTCACCAATGTTGCAATATCCGTGTGACCATAGACGGTCAAGAGTATCAGAGCGATATAACTTATGGCCTGTATCGGTTTCTCTAAAATATTCCTTATCGGAAAAGTTATGTCCGAATATAAGCGCGTGGTAATGTGGCCGGAGGTTTTCATCACCGTATTCACCGCACATATAATATCGGATTTTTTGTCCTCGCTCATTTCTGACGAGGTGTTGCCTGTACCTTTTCAAGAATTTCTGAAAGTGGCTCTTTACGAGCCCACCATGGTGGGGTAGATGTTGTTCGTTGTAGGTCAGCGTTATAAATTGGCTGTCCTCGTGGAGGCTGTTTTCGTGCACGCAACGCAGAGCCCATTGTCTGCTGCGTTCTAGCCTGCAGCCGATGCACTGGCCGCAGGGCAGTTGTACGGGCATGTCGACGTATCCGTCTTTTGTATTGAAAACGATAGATCGCTTGCCTGATGCGTTTAAGTGGCGAGCCTTGAAGCCATTCAGGGGGCTGTAGCATGGCACTGTACATCACAGCCGTATACCGCCGCGCATCGGGGCGGCACGAAAGTTTTTCTTATGTGCACCGGAGCCGGTGCGACGGAATAACCTTTTAGATGATCTTTTGTTCATTCTTCGTCTACGCATATTATTTCTCCATAGTCTATTGGTATTGCATCCCGATGCCAGAAACGTTTCGCATTCTTAATATCGGACGTTGTATGAGGCGGTCGCTTTTTCCCAGATTTTCTAACGAAATAACGATCGTTCCATAATTTCACTACATACATTATTTTGCCTGCTTGTTAATCGATTCGCGTGCATATGCGGTAATAGCATCATGCACTTTCAACTTAACTGTAGCTGATAGATCAAGATATTTCATCGATTCCCTGATAAGTGCCAGTTCGGACCCTGATAATACTTTTATTTGCCTATTCATCGTTATCTCCCATTTGAGAGATTATAGTATAAACGATGTTTTTAAGCTTTTCAAGCTTTTTTACTCCTTTTAGTCGTTTTAGGACTGACTGTGTCAGTCCGGTCAGTTACATCAAGAAGAGTACTGACCTGTTTTGATAAACGTACTCGAATCGCGAGCGATTCTGCGTTCATTTATCAAGTTTAAGGCCCCTGGCGGGGCCTTATGACGGCGGGACGAGGGCGCCCGCCTGTTACCGGGGCTAAAGCTGTTTCTACGAAACAGCACGCCCCCAACATTCCCTACGGGAAAGAGCGTTGACCAAGAAGGAATTAGCCTTCTGGTGGGTTTTCGACCTCTGGCGTTGTTTTAGCAGTTTCTGCTGTTGCCGTTGTAGGTGCCTCGGTTACTCGCTTCGCTAATCCGAGAGACACCATTTCATCGGCGTTGTTTTCATCATGGACGAAGTCCAAGAATTCGCCAGGGTCGTTATTGAACCTTTTTCGGAGACTGCTAGGCATCTCGTCAAAGAGTTCTTTAGATTTAGCGATGTATTCGATCGCTTGATGGAAGTCCAATTCAGGAGCTTCCATATATTCGCCCTGGTTTTCGTTGACGAAGTTAACCAGGCCGGTTTTTTGGTATTTGGCCATAATCAGATTGATGTCTGTATCTTTGGCCATTGATTGTTTAGTTAGACCAGGCCCCGTATCAACAGTGGGCCGTGGTTGTTCTTTTGGTGCTTTGAAGGTCATTTTAATATCTCCAGTTAGGATGGTTTTTAAAGTATTGGAGTTTTTCGGAATGATTCATTCCTTTAGTTTCTCGCTCGATTTTCTCGCGTATTTGCTTTTTAGTTAGTTTTTTTTTGAGCCGTCATATTTTATATCAATATCTAGCGGCTTAATTTTATCAGTTGAACCAGGTGGATCCGTATCTAATGCACCTGAGAGGGCATCCGTTAGAGAGCCCTTGGCATCATTTTGTATAAATCTTTCCCAGTATGCCTTAAGAGCTGCCATACCTATGGGACCCATGCCACCAAGTTTCTCACCTGCGACTACCCAAGGTTCCTCGCTATATAGTTTAGCTTCTGCCGCAGATTTAACTGCCTCATTTGTAGTAAGGGCTGTCTGTGCAGAGAGCTGCCTGGCAGACGCTGTCTGGTGAGCGCCTTGAGTTGCCGCCTGACCAACATTAGGGAATTGATAGCCAGCGCCCTGGGGGGTTGATGCGCCACCGAGTTTTGCTGCAAGTATTGGATTTAGTCCTGCCTTTCTCAAATCGCGCATTTGACGCTGAAAGGCAGTATTCGACATTCGTGATTGAAAGTTCTCCTGTGATTTAGCTGAGTTTCGAGATTGGATTCCCTGGAATATGCCGCCGGCAAGTCCAAGTGCACCACCAAGAGCACCACTAAAGAAGCTCATCAGAAGTGGTCGATCATGCCAGGTACACCGTAAAGCGGCATCGGACGTACACAGCGTAATTTAAAGTAAGAGTCGAATATGAAGTCTGGTTCAGTAAGACCAGCTATTAATACTCTAGACATAGGTGGATCATCAGTAATGAAAGCATCGTTCAATTGTGGAAGTGAGCCAAATTCCTGTGACAAATGCCAGGAATCTAATGTTCCTGTGTAGTTAGACCGAAATGCGCCAGTGATGATTGAAGGTTTATATCGGTATTCTGCATAGCGTTCCTGGTATCCGAAGACATTATCATCAGTTCCGCCACCCGAACCAACAGCGTAAATCTCTTTGTTAAGTACTGCCTGTTCACCAATTTGTGCAAGCGATGGCCAGTAATAATCATAGCGAGTTTGACGTGACCATGCACGGTTTAATCCTTGTTGATAAGTCAGATCAGCACGTACATTGGCAAAGCCAAGTATTATCGAGTGTTCAGTAAATGATTTAGTGAATCCATGATTGTTTATTGATGTTATTGCGTATGCACCCTGGTCACCTGCATAGTTTAAATTTGCACCATCATATGCAGTATAAGAGACAGGATTTATGTTAACGGGCGTACTACCACCGCCCAGGTATTCAGGACGTTGTAACCTGGCATCTGGTGAAGTCACACCAAAGTGAGCACGTACTATTTCAGTATAGCGTGTACCACCGCGTGCATCACGTTCCAGTAATTTTTGAATTTGAAATGCCTGACGAAGCTGGTTAATTGTTGCCGCAGTAGCAGTAGACAGATCAGCATAAAGTTTTTGTGCTTCTGTCCCAGCAGATAATGTTGCTACAAGCTGCGCACCTGATGAATCAAGATCGCGATACGTACCACCTGAATCCTGTATCGCAAATTGCTGGCCTAGCGATGCATCCGAGGTAATATTTGCCTGGGTACCAAGTGGTAAATCAATGGATTCACCCTTCTGAGGCCACGGGAGGCAAGAGGTGAAATAGTCATGACGTTTACCACGAGATAGTAAAGTGTATTGACTCTCCAGGTCAGGTCCGTCATCCGTTTCAACTGTTAATGAATCCTGAAGGTTTTGGTCTCTGAACCATTCGTTCCATATCAGATTCATAGCACGTAACGGCAAAGCCGATACTTCAAGACCTGGTACTTTCGTTGGAATACCCAGGTAATCAAAGACAGATTCTTCATCGAATCCGCCACCATCAGCAGTAATCGTTGGAACCAGATAGTCAGTAGAATCGCCAGGGTCTGTTTGTTCACCCATAAATTTTTTGAAGTTGGCCCAAACTAGCCTCAGCGGTACTGCGAAAAAAAATGTGTCCATATATAAATTATCCA